TCTGCTAACTTAGACCAATCAATAGAGGTAGGCATCTTACCATGTAACTCTTTGTACTCTTCCTCATTTATATCTTGATAAGGTGCTTGTGCATATGTATGGTCACTGAAAGGTAAGAAGGATATACCTGATACCTCATCAAAGTTTTTATACACCCAAGCTCCTACATCCATCCACTCATCTTCCTTTACAGATATAGTTACAGATGGTTTATGCTCACACCAATGCCTTTGGAACATGAGCCAATATTCTAGTTGTTCAATAGCAGACATCTGTGTTCTCGTAACAGCACCTGAAGGTGACTTCATAGGAAAGCTGAACACAGTTGTACTGTCAGGTTTACCTATATCAGGCTCACTTGGTATGCCACTATCTTTCATAAACTGTGTGAGTGGGTCTTTATTATCACCACGTACAGTTCTGATGTAGTAGTCATTATGTCTAGCATGAATACCTGATGCACTGTCAACTAATTGACTAACTGTACCACTAGGCTTTACACAAGTGATAGCAGTTGACTGTGGTATACCTAAATCTTCAGCTACCTTATTATTAGTTTTTACTGCAACTGTTTTTAGTATTTCTAAATTAGATTCTAGATTACTATTGTCAGGTGACAACACAGGACAGTCGAGTATGCCTGTCAAAGATACACCTAATAATCTTTCTTCTTCTGTATTAGTTTTCCATATTTTACGTAAGTATTTAAAGTTAGTTAGTGTAGATTGGAATGTACCAAGTATCGTAGCCATACGTACCTTTTCCTGTAGAGAAAGCATGTCATCTGTTTCACGTGCAACAACTTCAGTCAAGTTACAAAACTGATATGGTCTGAGTATAATCTCACTACACGGGTTACATCCAAAATCATGGTCAATTTCACGTCTACCATTTTCTGATGCTTTAACTTTAGCTGCTTGTCTGTTAAATATACCACGTTCACCTGATTTTGATTCGTATAAAGATGTCCATTCTCTCATGAATGTACCCATTTCAGGTTTATTTTTATAAGCTACAGAGTTATTAGCCAAAGCTCTTTGACCCTCTCTTTTTATATTTTTGTCAGGCTCATCCCACCATTCCCCTGATTTAGCATGTCTTAATTGGTCATCTCCTAAATTAGATAAAGAGATAAGAGCAGAGCGTCTTACTCCACCTACAACTACAACCTCACCTATCTTACACATAAGGTCGTGACACTCAATGGGATATAATCTTCTACCTTTTGCCTGCGTAAACTTATTTATACAAAACTTAAATAAATCCACGAGAGGAGCAGGTCCTGATGCTCTACCACCAAATGTTTTTAGCCTTGCACCTGCAGGTCGTACCTCTGATACATCCCATGTAGGTATCTGTCCTGCATACAGTAAAGATATTAACTCACGTAACGCTCTTGACCATCCGGGTCTGCTGTCTGCCACTTTGATGATAGTAGATGACTTTTCAAAGTGCTCATTCACTATAGGAAGTTTATCCACATTCTCTCTTTCTACAGAGAAGCCTACACCTGTGCCACACATAAGTATGTACATACATTCATCAAAGCTACGGGGACTATCTACAGGTATGTAGCTACAGTTGTATCCTGCTACATGACATCTTTCTAGTGCAACACCTGCAGTCATTAAGGCTCTCATACTAGGCATAACACCTAGAGATAATATATGCTCTGATAATTTTTCTTTTAGTGCTTTAGTTATGTTATAATTATGATTCTTTTTTAGATGACTTTCCATGTAATCAAAGTATCTATTTACAGTTTCTCCCCAAGTTTCTCTTCTTTGTTCATCGTCTTTCCATCTAGCATAGCGAGAGAGTGCTATAAAATTTTGATAGTCAGTAGGTAGATAATTACTAATCATTTTTATTCTCCTGTATAGTTCTTAAATTCTTTATGGTGACACCACCAATATCATATAACATTTCGTTTAAAGTTGTTTCTATTTCTTCAGCTACATTTTCATCAGCAGGAACAGGATATTCATCCTCATCCACATCTAATGTTAACATTACTTTAACTCTTATCATTTTCTACAACATCTATTAACTCGTTGAGATACCATTGTGCTTTCTTTAAATCTTCAACACCATTCTTATACCTGTATCTCCAAAGGTATTTCATAATATTACCCTGTAAGTAAAATTCAAAACCTGTATCTGTCATGGCTTTTATAGCCTGTATGGTTTCTATCCCTGCCTTGTTATAATGTGGTGGATGATTAACCATATCTTCCATTTCAACATTATCAGATTGTTCCATTGCTTGTTTTGCTCTCATCTTCATATACTCCAAATGTCTCATCAATGTTTTGTCTCAGGTCTAAAATTAATTCTAATAATATTATCTTCAATCTTTTCGATTTTAGAATCTTTAGTTATATCATGTGTGTAATCTTTGTCAAGTTTATTTACAACATAATCATTAACAGTCTCCCTAAGTTTAACATCTTTTTCCATTAAGGGTATTACTGATGAAATCATTTTACATATATGCATTACTTGGTAATAATCATCGTCAGACAATGCATTGTGAGGTTGTGTTATAATTACGACATCTATTTCTCCTGTCCAATTCTTGTCTCTATCAAGAAGAGGTCTAACTCTTATAGTAAAATCTTCAGGTCGTGTTTTAAATTCATCCATTTACTTTCTCCTTTTTATTTTTGTACCACCAAACTTTATAAATTTAGGGTGTTTGTTTTTGCCTTTTTCTTTTAACCAATCTTCGGGTATTATCCTATCATAATATCTGAATCCATACTTGTCACACCATTGACCATAAGATGATTTAGCTCCCTTTCTTAACTTAGCTTTACTATTAGTAAATATAAATCTAATATCTAAACGAGGATGTTGTCTTTTTATAGCTAAGTGCTTTCGCCTGTCTACTGCTAAAAATCTGCCTTTTGTTTCTATAATTATTCCATTGTTTAAAATAAAGTCAGGGGTATAGGTGCGATAAGATAAATCTTCCCATTCGATTTTAGTATATTCGTACAAGTATTTATGCTTTAGCTCATCAAGATATATAGATAACTTGTGCTCTAAACCACTCCTATACCCATGCTTTATAGCATCTCTGCGTGCTTGGTGTGGAGACACTATGTTAGGTCTCTCCAATACCAATTAAAATGACTAGCAGTTGAAGTATATCCAAGAGCTTTCATCTCTTCTTTTACTGCCTCGTCAGCTAACTTTTTAGCTTCCATAGCATCTCGTAAACCTTTAGTTCTCATTTCACGATATGCTTTTTTAGCTTCAGCTAACTCCTTTTCCATAGTCTCGATAGACTTTTTAAGGTCTTCGATTTTATCTGTCTCTGTACTCATGTCATTTCTCCTTTCATTTCAACATAAGCAACAGTCTTAGGTGACTTTGCTTGAGACATAACTGCAGGTAGTTCTTTTAAACCCTTCCAACAGTCAAACCTATAAGAACAAAATGTACAATGTTTGCTAAGTACTTTATTACCTGTTTCTTTACCTCTAAAGGTCTCCATCTCAGGTTCAAAACATCTTTCAAACTTATTGTCATTTAGTTTTTTTATAGTAGTATTGATATAGTTAATCTCTTCATCAATGTCAATACCTGTGGCAGGAACATATTTAAAGTCTCCATTTGCTTTATTAACTACCCACCAACCACCTGCTTTTTTGCCTGATGCTTTGGCATAACCTGCTAGTTGTGCAACGTAGCCAAAGCCATCCATTTCTTTTAATGTAGCAAAACAATCAAACTTATTATTATAAGACCATTGTGAAGAGGATTTAATATCATCAACACTGTCATTAATAACAATATCATATGTGCCTTCAATCTCAGCATCAGGTAATCGTAGAGTAACTTTTTCAGCATCTTCATACTTTACTCCTGCTTCTTTTAATAATCCCTTGAAGACAGCTTCAACGATGTCTCCAAGCATCATATTCATAACAAATGTTGTAGAACGAGGCAAGGCTACTTCAGGTTTATTTTTGTCATACCACAGTTGGCAAGATGGTCTACCTATATTTGACATTCTTAATCTAAATTTGTCTCTAGATTGACCACTGCCAAACTGTCGCTTAACAGCATCCATTACATCCTTACCTACTTGGGAGATAGTCTCATCTGAAAAGGTAGACTTTCCGTTTGAGGCATCTTCCATAAATTGATGTAGTGCTAGTTCTGCAGGATGTTGCATTAGGCTACGTCTTCCTCTATCTCAATATCAACAAAGTCATCAGTGGTATCCATATCCTCTTCTGATATGTTACTATTAGCCTTCTCCTGCCATGCATTAGCAATGTAGGTATTATAATTATCTACCCATAACATAAAGTCTGCAAACATCTTTTGGTCAGCATCTGATATTGATACAACATTAGTTAAATCCAAAGATACTACAGGTAGGTAGAATACATTACCACTAGGTAACTTTCTTTCTTGAGTATTAGCAGTAATCATATGTTGTATAGGTAATCTCTTATGCTTGGCTAAATCAGTAAAAGGTTTACCTACATCTTTAAAAGCATCACGATTATCTATTTCCCAGATGAATGGAGATACAGGCACTTCTACATCATCTCCCTTTTCATTTACAGGCGATAGCATTTCTACAGTTCCTAGTATTACACGAACTCTTTTTATCTGCTTTATGAGTTCTTGTGTCTTCTCGGGAAGAGATTTAAAGTCCTCTATGTATCCTGCAGGCTTACCACAGTTGAGACCACCCTTATTATCCTTCAAATCTATGTTTAGATTATCAGCCATAATAGTTTTGACATACTCATTAGGTTGGTCATTGAAACCTTTGATGAATCTTTTGTACATAAATCTCTGTAAGAAAGGTCTAATCTTTACAGATTTAGAATAATAAGTTGCTGTATCAGGTATCTCTAATTTATATGTACCACCTTCAACAACTTCCAAGTTAACAGTCTTACCATTAACTTCTCCCTCACCCATGATAGCTGAATGATTTATTTTTAATCTAGGTAATGTACTACTCTTTTGCTTGTTAGTACTTCCCTCATTTGCGATACCCATTGCTTTTGCCATTGCAACATAATTATTGGTATCAATAGTAGTTAGTTCTGTCATATTAACATTCTCCTTCTTTTTAAAGTCTATAAGTTATATCAGCTAACGTCTTTGGTGTCAAGCCAATTATCACCTATTTTTGATTCTAATAGTAATGGTACATTAAAATCTATATTCCATTTACTATTCACTAAACTAGGTAGATTCTTATTTGTAGTATTGATTGCCTCTAAGACTGCTCTTTCTTCATCAGGGTGCACATCAATTACAATACTGTCGTGTACTGTATTTACCACACAACTCTTCATGCTGTCAAGCAATTTATCTATATAAAGTAAAGCTAAAGGCACTATGTCTGCTGTAGCGAATGATTGTACAGGATAGTTCTTTATCTGTGTAAAGTTAGACACTCTACCATGTTTATTCTTGTAGACATTCGGGAAAGCAAATTCTCTGCCTGATGGTGTTCTTATAACCTTACTACTCATAGCTTCTTTAGCCAATCGGGTGTGCCATAGTGCGACCCCTTCGTACTTTTTCGTGAACTGTTCATAATATTTTGCTTCAGCAGACGTTCTCCCAAACCCTGTCGCTCCATAGAGGGGTGCAAAGGTATGAGCTTTGGCTTCTTGCCTAGTAGTCTTCTGACCTGATTCCGTAATGACACTAGCAGTGTATGCATGTACATCAAATCCATCTTCAATCTCCTTTATAGCTGTTTTGTCTTGTGATAGGTAGGCGGCAGTTCTAAACTCTAACTGTGCAAAGTCAGCCTCAAGTATCTTACCACCTTTCCAACGTGATACAAATACTCTCTTAACAGGGAATGTACCACCTCTAGGCATGTTCTGCATGTTTGGGTCTGCTCCACTGAATCTTCCTGTAGCAGTCCTGTGTTGTAAAAGTCTCACGTGTAACTTCCTATCTTTCTTTGTATGTATCTTTATACCTTCAACAAAAGAAGATAGGTATGTTTCTACTGCACTTAGTCTTCTAACCTTAGACAGAAAGTCTACAGCATCAGTCATGTTCTTGGCACGGGCTGCCCTCTCTAATGTTTCCAAGTTTAACTTAGATGTAGAGAAACCATTGGCACTTGCCCACTTAGGACTAGGTGGTCTAAACCTTAAACCTGCACCCTTGTCTGTCTTTTGGAATATATAACCCTCTCCATTACACGACTTACACTTACTAGGTTTAGCATATGGACTACCATCTACTTTCATCTTATATATCTCACCCTTACCATCACAGTCATGACATTGTACAGCACGAGTTTTGTACATAACCTCAGTGCCTTGTATTATTAAGTTTCTGAAATCAACATCATTCATGTATGGGTCTATTGAGTTTGCCCATTCTGTTTTATCTTTGACTTTTCTACCATAGATTACCCAAGATAATTGTTCAGGACTATTTAAATTAATAGGTGTATCTCCCATAAGATTAGCCACATGTGTAAACAAGTCTGCGTTTAGTTGCTTTCTCTCATCCTCAAACTCTTTCTTAACTGCATCTAAGGCTTCCATGTCCACTGAAAAACCACGTGAATATATCTTAGCTAGACATAAAGCTACATCATTAGTTAGCAGTATTGTATTCGTCAAAGATGAATCGGGAGAACCATTAAGCCTAATATAAATCTTATCGGATAATTCTTTTGTAGCATGTAAGTCTGCACTTAGATACTTACACAATTCGCTGTGTGGTATATCTCTAGTTGTGTAACCCTTACTAAAGTAATTTTTAAGTGTGTCTTCTTTCTGCGTATCTAACTCATATCTTTCTGCACATGCCTCAAGAGATAAAGGTTGTTTCTGTCCACGTTGTAAGACGTATTCGCCTAACATGGTATCAAAGACTGAACCATCATACTTGAAACCTGACTCCCACAACCATACTAGGTCATAGGCTATATTATGTCCTATAAGTAAAGTCGCATCATCTAATGCTTTTTGAACTATAGTATGACCATCAGGTGTTGCATCTACCTCACTATGGTCAAAGGTTACTATGGTTTCTTCGCCATTAGCATTTAGCAAACCCACCATCACTAATGAATTACTTTCTTCAAAAGGGTCTAAGTGTAACTTACCATCTCTTTGTATTACAGTATTTTCTACATCAATTATTAATCTCATGGTACATACCTCGCTGTCTTGTATTCAAGATTACATTCTACACGACCATGCCATCCTGTCAACTTGTTTTTAACTATGTTTATGTGTCTTTGTGTATCTTCTTCTTGACCCTCAGTAGTTGTGGTAGGGTTCTTGGCTATTAAAAGCATGAGGTCAGCTTCGGCTGCCTTACCTGTTCGACTGCCTTCCATCATAGATTGATTCAGTTCTATCCTACCTTCTGCATCTGCACTAAGCTGTGACATGTAAAACATAGCACACTCATGCTGTTTAGCAATCTGTCTAGCATAGATAGCGTTAGCTTTAAGTGCCTCATCAACTCTAGCAAAGCCACTCGTAACAGCAAACTTATCTCCCATGTCTAGTAGCACTACATCAGGTTTGTAAGACTTGCATACACTCTCAACCCAAGACATATCCCGACCCGTTGCATCTTTAATCTTGATACGTTCTTTGACAGGTGCATACAAGTCTCTTGCTCTGCTAGGATTCTTTCTAATCTCTTGCATTGTCATGCCTGTGGCTGCCGTCAGATATCTAGCACCAACTCTGTGTGCAGATTCTTCGTTACATAATATGATACAGTTAGCACCCTGATGTGCAAAGCCACTAGGACTAGCAATCAAACTAGCATGAAAGGATGTCTTACCTGTGTTTGGTCTAGCACCTACTTCAATCAAGTGTCCTGCATTTATGCCCTCAATAACTCTAGTCAAAGTGGGTATATTGAAACTCCAACGTGCCTCTAGGTCATTCTTCTCAAGTAGTGTATCCATATCTATGTCATCCCATTCTATATTTAAGTTAGGTGTAAAATCATCTCCATATTTCTCTAACAAACTTCTTAGAGGTTCTAGACTACTCTTATCTCCATTTACATAATCAAATCCTAGATTGGCAATGTCTTCTCCAATCACTTGTTGAAATAACTTAGACAGCACCTCTTGTGCTACATCTACACCCATAGCCTGTTCTTTCTTAATCCTGTTAAACAAACCTGAATAGATAGACTTCTGTGCTGTAGTGAATGTTGGATTAGATGTCATAAACAAAGCCTCTATCTCATCAGGTGTAACAGACCTGTTGTATCTCTCTATAGCTTTGTCTATGGATTGTTTAATCTTTCTTACATCTTTACTAAACAATCTGTCAGGACATTTAGCACCTCTATGCTCATCATAGAACTCTTTGTCCATCAAACTTCGTATTAACGATAATTCCATGTGTTTACTCCTTTGGGGTTAGGTTTCTTAAATTTAACATGTCGACAGAGTTACGATACTTCAAGTCATCTCGTAACTTGAGAACTTTTATACTGTCTACGTGTCCTCGTAATTCTTTAGCAAAAGATAGTGTCTTCGGTAGGGCATCAGGGTCTAGTGCTATTATAGCTGTTGAGAATTGTGCAAGATAATTTTTATGCGATTCAGATAGTGACGTACCCAACA